GCAGATATACAGATACTACAAGACGCAGAAGCACAACACCTTGATGTAGGTAATAGTAAAGCTCAAAACGAAATCACTATCATACAGACAGACTAAATAGTAATATGAACAAAATTACATCCACATGGGCTGTGGTTGTGAGTGTGATTATATTATTAGGATTAAAGTTTTATAATCCCTTGCCCCTACAAACCCTACAATTAAAAACATTTGATCTATATCAGAAGTTTGGTAATAATTATCAATCTAAAAGTTTGGTATTACTAGACATATCAGATAAAGCATTAAAGAAGAAAGGTCAATGGCCCTGGAAGAGAGATCATCTAGGTCGTACTATTATTGACGCATATAACAATGGTGCCGCTCTAGTCTTTTTAAATGTAGTCTTTCCTTATAAGGATAGATTAGGTGGTGATGAGATGTTTATAAAAATGATCTCGAAGTATCCTGTCATCCTAACAGAAACAAAAGATGTTAAAAATCTAAAAAGTATAGAACGAAAAGCACTTGCAGTAGGTAATGTAGAAGTGCCTATCGACATTGATGGCACGATACGAAAATTACCGCTTGACAAATCTGTGCCAAGTGTTATAATGAAAGTCATAAAATTCGCAGTACCTAATCAAGACGATATATGGATTGATTTCAGACACAATATACCTAGAATAGATTATGCAGATAAGGACTGGTCATCTATGAAAAATAAGATAGTTTTTATAGGTACTACATTTAAAGGTTCTACTTTTGTTCTCACACCTGATGGTCTAAAAAATACACATGAAATCATGGCATTGTCAACAGAAACTTTGCTATCAGGTAAATTCATAACAAGACCTAATTGGGCATTATATACAGAATTTGCAGTAATGATTATAGGCATGAGCATATTCTTATTATTGATACCTAGATTAGGTATACTACTCTCACTTGTGCCTTTCATACTATACAATACTTTCATCATCTTGTCAAGCTTTTATTTGTTCAGTAAATATTTGTACTTGACAAACTGGTCTTATCCTGTTATAATGGGTTTCATAGTTTTCTCACATTTGATATACAATAATTTTATAAGAGAAAACAAATTAAAATTACAGATAAAGAAACAGTTTGAGCATTACCTTGCGCCTGCTATGGTCAAGAAGTTGCAAGACAACCCTAGTCTATTAAAACTAGGTGGTGAAACGAGAGAGTTGACTTTTCTATTTTGTGATATAAGAGGCTTTACACCTATTTCAGAAAAGTATAAATCAGACCCACAAGGCTTGACAAAACTTATCAATTCATTTCTAACACCCATGACAGATATCATATTGAGATCAGGTGGCACGATAGACAAATACATGGGCGATTGTATCATGGCATTTTGGAATGCACCATTAGACTGTGCCGATCATCAAAAGAAAGCAATACTAGTTGCTAAAACTATGAGAGAGAAAATGAAGAAGTTAGACCTAGGTTTCAACATAGGTATCGGTATCAATAGTGGTACAGCAGTCGTAGGTAATATGGGAAGTGAACAAAGATTTGACTATTCTGTATTAGGTGACGCAGTAAATCTAGCAAGTAGATTAGAGGGTCAAAGTAAAGAGTTTAATACAACAATTGTGGTGGGTGAGGACACATATAAAAACGCAGAAGAATTACATAATAGAATGTACAATCTAGGTAGTGTGACAGTCAAGGGTAAATCAAATAAGGTTAAGATATACTCAATTAAATGATATAAATAGTAGTATGGCAACGGTATTTGATAAGATATTAGACACGACAACAGGTCCTAAATCATATGACTGGTATAGAAAAAAAGTAGCAGCAATGACTACACCTGGTGCTAGAAGTCTAATTAGTAAAGGCAAAGCAACTTTAAGACCAAAATATGGTATTATGAACCTATTTGGTTATGACCCTAAACACAAAGATAAATTGCCTTACTATGATACCTTTCCTTTGATACTACCTCTAGAGCCAGCAAAAGGTGGTTTTATAGGTTTAAACTTTCATTATTTAAAACCTGGTGCAAGAGTAGCATTTTTAAGAAGTTTAGCAAACGAAGCTACTGATAAAAGATTTGATAAGAAGACAAGATATAATATCAATTGGCGAAATAATACATTTATGAAAAAGACAGCAAAACATTATTTGTTCAATCATGTAAGAACATCATTTTTGAACATTACAGCAGATGAGATGGCAATTGCTATATTTTTACCTGTTGCAAGATTTAAAAAAGGAAGTCCTTACTAATGGCGATATTTAGAGCAGGTAAAAGAATAGGTCCTTTTGACATACGAGGTGGTATATCAAGAGGTGATTTTAAGTCTAGTGCTTATCACAAGACAGATAGGGATCCTAGATTTAAAATGCAACAAAACACCGAGAATACTATCGGTCGTTTTAGAGCAGCGATGGCTTCAGCAGAGGGATTTGCTAGACCATCAAGATTTGCAGTTAGAATATTCCCACCCTCTAGTTTAAATCAATCGCTTAAGATGTCAAACGCTACTACAAATAGAGATGGTCAGGTATTAGATAATGAGATGTACAATGGCGATGGTCAAGTTAATTTTAATGTTAGTGGTAGACATTTAAATCAATTAACAAATACTATCGGTAGACAAGTTAATATTATGTGTGATACAGTCACAATGCCTGGTGTAGATTTACAGACACAAGAGATACAGTATGGATCAGAACCTGCTAGAAATCATGTCACAAGTCATGGCTTTGCAGGTAATATAGTTGCTACCTTTTATGCAGACAAGTATTTAAGAGAAAGACAGTTTTTTGAGATGTGGCAGAAGCATGTGGTAAATACAGTATCACATAAAGCAAATTACTATGATGACTATGTTGGTAAAATGCATATATACCAATTAGGTGCAGACAGCGAAGTTGATAGAGATATGCCTACTTACGCTATTGAAGCTGTTGATGTATATCCTGAGAAGATAGCACAGGTAGATTATAGTTATGCAGCTAGTAATCAAATTCAAAAGATAACAATCGAGTTCTCATACAAACAATGGTTCAATATGGGTATAGAGAGCACGAGAGGATTAGAATTTGGTCATTCTTTACAGACTGCTGCTAATATCAAGGCAAGAGACCCAGGACTATTTGGCATGTTACCACCTACTCTACAAAGAGCAGGAAGAGATATATTCTCACAAGGTCGAACAGTATTGAACCCGATAGGAAGAATATTTAAGGGAAAGGTTTTCCCACCATTTACATAATTTTATATAATAAGGAGGATAAATTATGGCGCTACCTAAACTGACAACTCCAACATATGAGTTGGAAATACCATCAACGGATGAGAAGATCAAGTATCGACCGTTCTTGGTAAAAGAAGAAAAGATACTTATGATGGCTATGGAGAGTAAGTCAAGTGCTGATATTACTCAAGCTGTTAAAGATATTGTTATGGAATGTACATTTAACAAAGTAGATATAAGCAATATGCCTATGTTTGATGTTGAGTATATATTCTTAAATATTAGATCAAAGTCTGTTGGCGAAGTTTCTAAACTAAAGATACTATGTCAAGATGATGGTAAGACTTATGCTGATGTAGAGTTAGACTTAAACGAGGTTAAGGTTCAAGTTGGTGACGATCACACTAACAAGATCGAGTTGACTGAGGACATGGGATTGATTATGAAGTATCCTACTATTGATTCCTTTAGTGAAACTGGTATCAGGGACATTAATCCTAGCAATATGCTAGATGTTATAAGTACTTGTATTCTACAAATATATGAGAAAAAAGGTGAAAAGACTTACGATCCTAAAGATCAGACTAAAAAAGAGTTAACGGAGTTTATTGAACAATTGAATACTAAACAATTTAAGGATGTACAAAAGTTTTTCGAAACTATGCCTAAATTGAAGCATGAGATTACAGTAAAGAATCCTAAGACTAAAAAAGAGAATAAGGTAACATTGACAGGACTCAACGATTTTTTCGGGTAGCCCTTTCACATGATAGTTTAGAGAATTATTATAGCACTAATTTCTCTCTAATGCAACATCATAACTATTCTCTTTCTGATTTAGAGAATATGCTACCTTGGGAAAGGGAGATATATGTGGATATGTTAATCACATATATTAAGGAAGAAAACGAAAAAGAACAAAGAAGACAACAACAAGGAAAATAATATGGACTTTAATAACGATGGCAAGATAAGTTTTTGGGAGATGTTCCCATATTGGTTTGATAAGTTAAGAGTATTCCCTAGAGTATTCATAACAGTATATATTATAATGTTCTGGCGAGTGACAGAATGGTTTATGGCACTAGCAGAACCTAACAACGCACAGGCAGGTCTAGTATCTGTTGTAGTAGGTGCTGGGGCAGCATGGTTTGGGTTATATTGTAATTCATCTAAAAACAATAGCACACCACCAAAGGCAAGTAAAAGAAAAGTATTAAAAGAAGAGCAAATAGGATAATATGGCATTAGGAGCAATAGAATTACCATCAGTATCATACGCTTTCGACAGCGACGGCACAGCAATGGTGCCTGTGACGACAGGTCAAGGCGATAAGGTACTAGGCAAGATAGAGGTTTCATCACCTGTCGAGCAGATGAGCGAATTCTTTGCAGGTATCGATAAGAGTCTTATTAGACTAGTAGAGTTCGCTAAGAAATCATTTAGTTTAGAAGAAAAGGATGCTCAAAGAGAGAGTTTACGAAGAACAGATACAGATGATGATGAGAAAGAGGGAGTTGATAATAAGAGTATGCTTGATTCCTTGAAAGAGTCATTTGCCTCTTTAGGTGACGCTTTTGGTAATGTAAGTATAGGTGAGAAGTTAGGGGCAGCATTACTAGTTGGCTCTCTACTTCTATTTCAAGAAGTTCAAGGTGCTTTAGTAGCAGTTCTTACACCTGTTATAGCTGCCGTTAAAAAACTAGTAGATATATTTGGTGCTAAAGGTGTAATTATGACATTTTTAGGTGCTATTTTAACGATTAAATTCTTACCTCTCATAACAGGTGCATATGCAGTTGCTAAAAAATTAGCACCTGGTCTATGGAAAGGTGTTGGTATAGCATTTAACGCTGTTAATTTTGCAGTAAAAGGATTAGCAACTGGTGCTAAACTTGCCTTAAAAGGTTTAGGTGGTGGATTAAAATTCTTATTTGATGGTATAGGTAAGACATTCTCACTTATAAGAACAGGTCTAGTTGCCATGAAAACAGGATCACTTGCAATGTTAGGACCTATTCTACCAGCAGTAGCAATCGCAGCTGCTATAGGTGCGGTATTGTTTAGTTTAAAGTCAAGTATCGAAGTATTTAAAACATCACTTGAAGAAGGTGATAGTGCTATGAAAGCAGTAGGTAAAGCAATACTAGATTTTACTGCTACACTAGTCACACTACCATTAACACTAGTCAAGAATCTAATAAGTTATTTTGCAGGAATGTTTGGTATGGATAACTTTAAAGAGAAGTTAGATAGTTTTAGTTTCAAAGATGGCTTCATTAATATTATAACAGGCTTTGTAGATAAAGTCAAGAGTTTCTTTGGTGCAATATTTGATTTTGATATCAAAGGTATCATAGACAAAATAGGCAACATAGGTTCGCAGATAGCAAATACATTAAAAGGTATAGCAAAAGGTGCAGTCGCAATGGTGGCAGCTGCAGTACCTGGTGGCGAGAGTCCTACTGAAGCATTTTCAAGAGTGTATAATGAAGTATTGAATACAGGTGAGGGAGTTGTTAAGAATGAGGCCTCAGAAGTAGCAAATGCACCTCTAGTTGAAGACGGTGCGATGGCAGCTGCAAAAGCAGCGATGACTACTAACGAGTCATACATCACAAACAACACGGTCAACAATGAAACAAATATTATGAAAGAAAAGATTAAAGAGTTGATTAAAGAGGGAATAGAAAGAGAAAGAATTTTAAGAGAAAGTAAATCAAATGCTCCTATCATGGTCAGCACTAACAAAGGTGGTGATACTCATGTTAGCAATAGCACAACAAATGTATCAGGCGAACCTAATACAGATCACACCGAGACTACACAAAAATTATTAACTTACGCTATATAATAAGGAGAATATTATGGATATGGATTCAATAGTGATTATATCAAAATTATGGCCGATCTTCGTGGCATTTATATTATTGATAGTCACACTAGCACAAGCACATTACAGAATAAAAGTACTAGAGGAAAAGGTAAAAGTTGCTTTTGAATTGATTAATAAATTGAGTGGCAAGTGATAGAGAAGATATATTATAGAATACTTGAATTTCTAGTGTTAGCAATTATGTTTACACTATTTGCTTTGTATGTCATATACATATGCATAGAGGCACTTATCCTTTCTGTCGTAGATGTTTTTCGGTCCATATATCGAAGATAATATTTCTATCATCACACCATTTACGAGCAGACGCAAACTTATCCCTATTCATTTGATAGGTTTTCATTTCATATAATACAGTTGATTTCTTCTTGCCTTTGCCACCTACAGGTGGTCGCAGGTCTTTAGTAGGTTTTACCTCTATCAAATGAGTTTTTAACTTACCATCTTTGTCTTTTATCTTAATTAGAAAGTCAGGAAAGTACCTACGCACCTTTCGAGTGGCACTATCATAATAAGGTATCACGACCTCTTCACTTGCCCACCCTATTACACTAGGATTTACATCAAAGTATTTCATACACCTACGTTCCCACATTGACCGATACACTATATTAGTATTATCGCCTATGTATTTGCTAGGGTTCTGTGGTGTGAATTTACCTTTGTATTTTTGTGATCTTTCATTCATAACATATAAATAGTAATATAACTATTTAGTAGGAAAACAATGGCAAACTTATTCAAACAATTAAACAAATTAAAGACCAATATCTTTGGTGGTCCTGGTAATACAGGTTTCACAAAACCACCTGCTACGACTGTACAAGATATTGATCTACAAGAGAGTCCTACTGGTAAAGTAAATAGAGATCCATTAGGATTTTCTACTCTTTCGTATCCTATGAATGTACAACAGAATTTTCAAAATGGTCATTATATGTTGTTTTATGTTAATGTACAAGACAAGACAAAATATCAGTATAGCAAGGATACATCTAAACAGATAAATGATAATTTTAAAGGTGAAAGTGATAAAGAATTAAGATATCAAAAGCTTAGACAAATAAAAAACAAGAAAAGAGCTCTTAAAAAAGCATATACAGATGAAGAAGCTTTATTAGCACAAGAAAATGCTAGAAGTGGTCAATCAAATGTTAAGAAAGGTGTGTCTGCTTTATTTAACAATACTACAAGAATTTCAGACTCGGTTGCCTTATATTTACCACCTAATGTAGAAGATAATACTACAGCGGGTTATAATGATATGAGAACAGGTCTTGCAGGATACTTGGCAGCAACAGGTATAGATTTAAGAGGTAAAGACGCTGCAGCCATAGCACAGTCAGTAGTTGCAAGTGGAGGTCAATTATTAGACGCAGCTGCTAAAAGAGCGGTAAGTGAATTAGCAGAAGTCACATTAGGTGCAGAAGGTACAACAGAATTAATAAACAAAGCATTTGGTCAAGCAGATAACCCATACATGGAAGTATTATTTGACGCAATGGCATTAAGAACATTCACATATAACTTTAACTTTGCGCCAAAGAATCAACAAGAAGCATTTGAAGTACAGAAAATTATACAATTATTCAGATTTCACATGGCACCTGAATTAAGAGGTGGTCAAAGTCGTTTCTTAGGACTACCAGATCAGTTTGACATCCATTATATGTTCTTATCAAAAGATGGTATAGCGTCTGAAAACAATTACTATAATAGAATTGCGACCTGTGTATTACAAAACTGTGCTGTAAACTACACACCGACAGGTGTTAAATCATTTGAAGATGGTGGACCTACTACAACCACAATGACATTGACATTTAAAGAAACAGAATTATTAACAAAAGAAAGAGTCGCAGAAGGATTTTAATTATGTCATATTTTAATAGATTCCCAACAATGATATACGACATGAAGAACGATGGTAACTATAAACTATTACCAGATATTCTAAGGCGTGTCAAGCAAAGATCAGCGATCAAACAAGGTCAGTTCGTATTTGATAATTATGATGTTGTAGATGGCGAGAAACCTGAAGATGTGGCGTACAAGTGGTTCGGTGACGCACAATTGCATTGGGTTATTTTAATGACAAATAATATTACAGATAGATATTATCAATGGCCTATGAATCAACCACAATTCGCTGAGTTTCTAACAGACAAGTATGGTGCAGGTAATGAGGATGCAGTTCATCATTACGAGGTAACACAAGATAGTGGTCGCACAAGTGGTGAAGGACCTAATGATTACTCTTATCTAGTAGAGGTTAATTCAGATACAGATAATGCTTCAAGTGTATCAAATAGAGAATACGAAGAAAGACAACAAGATAAAAAGAGGTCAATTAGATTATTAAATCAAAGATTCTTAAATGACTTCATAGAAGAATTTGATAATCTTATAAAACAATAATATTATGGCAGTTAAAATCCCAAACAGCATAGAGTTTGCAGGCGATTATGATCTAAAGAATATATTTCTACATAATCACTTCGGCGAAGTCATAGATATCAAGAATCTCGTACAAGAGATGAACATCTATGAATCAATATACAAGAACGCATTGACAGGTTCAGTTGTAATCATTGACGCACAGAATCTAATCGCTAAACTTGAAATACAAGGCACAGAGCGTATATCATTTAAACTTTCAACACCTGGCGCAATAGATGATAGAAGTATCATCAATGCAAGTGAGTCAACAGGTCATCCTTTTCATGTTTACAAGATCACA